CCTCAATCGCCTCTAGATGTGGAGGCCGTGCTAGATGTGCTAGATCGGGGCGTTTCGGTCTCAGGCGCAGATGCTTCTGCTCCACCTGATCCGGTCAAGGGCCGTGCCACTTTTGACAACAGGCAATACGAGTGGCTGGAATTCTATGGGCATTTGGATAGCGAAGACCTAGAGAATCGCATGGACACCGATTTTCTAGAAGAAGTGGAAACGCTGCCGGTCAAGATTGTGATGCTAGGGGATCGGGTGATCGAAGTCAGCCCACATCCCTTTGATGGGGTAAGCCCTTATGCTTTTTGCTATTGGCAAAGAAACCCTCAGAGCGTGTGGGGAGATGGCATTTATTGGGCGCTGGCAGATTTGCAGGATCATGCAAATTTTTGCATGAGTATGTACGTCATGGGCAAGCACATTGCGGCAATGCCAATGATGGTTGCCGATGAAAGTGCTTTTAACCCAGGAGAAAACTTTGAGCAGCTGGGACCAGGGCGAATCTTTAAAGCTAGACCTGGACAAGCGGATGTAGCCATGAGGCCCTTGATAGTCCCTGATGTTTCGCAAGGGCTGATGGAACTCCTGCAATACTTAGAAAGAGAAGCGGATCTGATCACAGGGCAACCGGCAATTGGCTATGGCGAGTCCAGCAAGCACCAAACAACTACAGCCACCGGCATGTCTTTGCTACAAACCAATATGCAGCGTCAAATGGCAACCGTGATTCGCAGCTGCTCCTCATTGATCCAAAAGAACGTCGAAGGCATTTACAGATGGCTGATGACCGATAGTGACGATTACACAATCAAGTTGGATGCAGAAGCCTATTCTACGGGCTATGACCGCTATGTGGCCTCAGAGATTCATAACCAGCAGCTGCTGCAGTTTGTTCAACTGATTGGCGGGATGCCTGTGCTAGAGAAGCACATTCATGTCAACAACCTAATTCCTTCTGTGCTGAGAGCCTACCGGCTAGATCCCGAGTTGTTGCTCAAGCCACAAGAACAGGTCAATCAGGAATCGCAAGCTGCCCTAGAAACCCAAATTCGGATGCAAGTCGCAGAAGCAGAGATAGTCAACGACCGCAAACGAATGGAGCTCGAGCACCAGATTGCTCAAGCGGAAGTCGATGCCCGATTTAAGGAGATGGTGGGCATTGGTCAGGATCGCCGCCGACTAGAGATGCAAGAGCGTCTAGAGATGGTCAAGCGAGGAGAACGCCCAGGAGTCGCTGGCGATTTGAGCGAGTATAGTTATTTGCTCAAGGATCAACTCCTACGGGAACAACAACAAATAGCCCAGGAACAACAGGATGCCCAATACGATCAGCAGCGAAGAGTCCGTGAACTCCAAGATGCCTTTGCCCCTGCAGGGCCAAGTGCAAATCAGCCCAATGCAGCTGCACCAATTGCTGACCAGCAACGAATTCAAATGGGTGGAGGAACAGCTCCTCCTCCAAGCCCGACAGTTAGGAGAGACGGTATGCCAAGGCCCGATCAATTCGGACAACCAAGCAGCCGCTAATTTTTTAATTGGCAAACGGAAGGCGTTGCTGGAATTCCAGCAGCACCTCTACAACTGCCTCAAGCCTTTTAGTGAAGGAGAGTCAACAACATGACAGGAATCTCAGAAGAACAGCCGACCTCAGAGGCCATTGAAGCCGAAGAGCAGCTGATGGAAGAGGCGACCCCTGCACAACGTACTCCCCAAGAGATATGGGACCAACTGGAAGCTGCCGACCAGCAGCCGACCCAAGCGGAACCAGAAAAAACAAAGCGCCCCAAAGCATCTGGCAATGAATGGGAGAAACGCTACAAAGACCAAAATCGGCATGTTTCTCAGCTGCAAAATGAGAACGGAGATTTGCGGAGGAAGCAAGAAGCCTCAGAAGCTCAAATCCAAGCCCTTACACAACGCTTGGAAGCTCTAGAGTCTCGACCTGCTACCCCAGAGCCTCCTGACCCTCAAAAGCTGAAGGAACAAGAAGAACAAGCAGCCAAGGCCAAGGAAATCGCCGAATTTGAAAGTAGCTTCCCCGTGTTGGTGGATGTCATTGAAAGACGCTTGAACGCAAAACTGGATAGCGCAATTGCGGGACTCAACAAGAAAGTGGATGAGTTGGAATCAGAGCGCCAAAAAAAGATTGCTTTGACGGATCTTGAGCGGAGACACCAGCTAGCCAATCAACGGCTGGGCATTGTCAACGCCTCCGAGATTGACCGTTCGCAAGAATGGGCCAATTGGCTCAAGCAATCACAGCATCGAATGAACATTGCCACGGATTTCCGTGCCAGTGACGATTTTGTGCTGTTGCTACGGGATTACTTGCAACAGTATCCTCAAGCCGCTCGCCTAGCAGAAGCATCAGGAGCCGCCCCAAAAGCTGCACCGAGGACTTCTCCTGCCATGAGGCAACCCAACCACCCTGCAAAGAGTACCGCCAAGCCGCAATCCTATGATCAAAACAGCACATGGTCATCGGTTCAAGAGCTCTGGAACTCCACAATTGAGGGATCACCGCCTCAAGGGTTCTGAACAGGGATGCCATAGTGCTCTTCAGAGAGTAGAGCTATGGCGTTTACGCTTACCTCGCCTACTGACGTAGTTGGTAGGCTGTATGGCGATCTTGACGTTGAGGAAGCGGTCAGGATTCAGCAGAAAATGCTTCCTAATGTGCAGAAAAACCTCATTACTGCACGTTTTGCGACTAGCGAAGAAAAAGCTAGAAATGAGGGACATATTGTTCGATTTCGCAGGTACGAAAAGCTCCCATATGGTGACCAACCACTTTCAGAGGGTGTAACTCCCAACTGGGACAGTCTGGAGCAGAGGATTGTATCCTGTGAGCTAAAACAGTATGGGCGATTTATCACCATGACTGATATCATGGGATATTTTGGTCAACAGTCCTACGAGCAAATTGCATCTGAACAGCAAGCAATTCAAGCAGCTGAACAGATGGAATACCTCGCCTTCAAAAAGTTTAGAGCAGGATCCAATGTATTCCGCTCTGAAGTCGATACAGCAGGAACCGGCACCGATTATTTGGGTGTGGCAAGCCGCTCTCAAATCAATGCTCCGGTCAATTCCAACCTCATTGCCAAAGCGGTACGAGCTCTAGAGGAAGAAGACGCTGAGAAGATCACCGATATTCTCAATGCTTCTGCCGATATTAGCACAACCCCGATTCGGCCTTCCTTTGTGGCAGTCTGCCATCCCAACCTGCGGGTGGATCTAGAAGCCATTGATGAGTTTGTCCCTGTCGAAAAATACTCCAATGCCTCAGTAGCCTTTCCTGGCGAAATGGGTGCGTACAAAGGAGTCCGGTTTGTTCAATCCACGATTTATGAGCCGTGGAAAGGCGCTGGAGCCCCCTCTTGTACTTCCCCTGCTCGGCCTATGCTGGAAACCGGCGGGAATTCGGACGTATACCCCATCTGCATTTATGCAAAAAATTCAGTGGGTCAGGTGACGTTGGGCGGTCTGAATAGCATCATTCCGGTGGTGCATAGGCCAGATAGCCCCTCAAAGGACGATCCCCTCAATCAACGCGGAAGTATCGGCTATAAATATATGTATGCGTGTTTGGTACTTCGTGATGAATTTCTCATGCGTCTTGAAGTCGCATGTTCTGAGCTGTAGGAGGCCAAATGAATACTAATGTAAATCGTATTTCAAACGCCCCTCAGTTTGTCCTGATGCCAAAGCTGACTGATGTCATCGGCGGCGATCTGAGCATTGACGTTGAAATGCCCAAGCACTGTCTCATTGACATGCTGGAAGTGATTGTGACGAGTTCTTTCCCAGCCTCAACCACAATCAAAGCTGGCTATGTCGGTGACACGCCTGTGCTAGATGCGTTCTTAGCATCAAACTCTATTTCATCCACAGGGGTCATTACCACCTCTATTGGCAAACGCATGGGGACCTGTGCTTCGGACAACATGCTCCGAATTACAGTTTCTGCCACAAGCGCAGCTGCCAATGCAGGAGAGGCATATATCAAGATTTGGCACATCTTTGAGCCAAACTCGGCATATGTCGATGATCCTGATTATGACAACACACCAACAGATACGCATAGCATTATTAAGCCATCGTATTTGTATCTGTAATTTAAGAGAAAGTGGGCATGGCTGCATTCTGTCAGCCCACTCTGCTTTATCCT